CTTGTATGGCTTGACTGATAGCTTTAACTGTCTTACCATAGGCATCTCCAGCAACTACTGCATCGGTTAGGATATTCTTTACTGGATTATATAGATTAGAAGTCAAATAAGCTTGTCCAGCCATTAATTCAAATGCTTGTTGTCTGCTTACTTCTAATGCTTTTAGATTGAATGAAGATACCTCAAAATCGCCAAATGCTTTCTTAAAGAAGTCATCTGTTATCTTTGCTTGTTCATCAAACTCTTTTAAAAATACAGAAGTTAAAGATAGATACTCTGAAGCCTTAAATATCTTTTGAAGGTCATCATTAATATCTTCTATAATTGATAGATTAGCTTGAGTTCTTTTTATGTTTCCTTTGTCATCCCTCTTTAGTTGTTCTAAAGAATCCAACATCTCCAACATAATGTCCTTCTGCGTATCTTTTATACCATTTGTGTATGCAGTTGGAATATCATCTAACCTTGATAATTTAAGCTTTATGATTTCTTCTAAAGTCATTATTGAATCATTGAATCAATACCTTGTACTGAAACATTATTACTTTCAGCTATTTGAGTAGCTTTTAATTTAGCCATATCAATTATCTTAGTCTTTTGTACCTCGAATGGTTGAGTTAAGAAGTCTGGTTCTAAAGCAATCATCTGGTCAACGAATGACATAAATGAATCGTGCAAGATAACTTCCCATCTTTCTGCAAGACCTTTAGCTTGTCTTAACATAACCTCATCGCCACTTAAAACTAATAACCTATCTGTATTAATCATTAACTCATAAACAGCAGTTGTTTTAGCATCTGTGTAGAATACTGATTTTAAGTATCTAAATATCTCTGCGTGAATCAATACTGCTGGAACTTGGTTCTTAACCATTTCCGAGATAGTCATTAAAATATCTCTTTCAGTTCCAATATCAAAGCTTTGTGGATATGCAATAGAAGGTTTTACATAATCATCCTTGTAACGCATCCAACCAATAGCATTGATAATAAATTCAAATGTTTCAAATGCAGTATGTGCAATAGGCATAATAAATGCAAATGCAGCTTTATTGTCTAATACAGTTCCAGTAGCAGTCATATTCTCATAACCCTTAATATCAGAGCTTGAAGTCTGCAAGTGAAGAATCTTACGAGCCTTCATTTCAGTTTTATCAATAGATTCCTCTAAGAATTGTAAAGTATGAACTTCTGGAGAAACATATTTTAATGGCTCTTGAGAAGAACGCAATTCACTTTCGTTTTGTCCTCTAACTTCTGGTTTAATCAACATTGTTTCCAATGGCCCTAAACGAGAAACTAAACCAACTCCATGGCAATTAGAACAAGTGTGAGAATGATAATTACCTTCCTCATCATTAAATCCTATAATACCATCACTACATCTGTTTCCATTTTCTTCAAACTCACAAATATCTCCCAACATAATTGTAGCTGGGAATACGCATTTAGCAATACTTGCTTGTTTGTAAGCACTATTCTGTGCAACTAAATCTAATAAGTCAGTAGCAAATAAGAAAGGAGATTGCCATAATACTGTACCTTCATAAACAATAGGAATACCTCTTAAACGAGTAGCTGGAACTTTACCCCAACCATGATTGTAAAATAAAGTAATCTCAAATTGATTATCTACATATTTACCTACTTGTTTACATAACCAAATATTTTGGTCATCATAAAACTCATAGATTCTACCTTTTTCTCTTTTACTTCCGTAATATTCTACAATAGAATGTTCATTAGATTCTACAATACAACAACTTGTTTCAAATCCGACTACTTGTCTTGATGTAAAATAATATGGTTGTGGTTCAATAAGTTTATTAGAATCTAAAACATATCCACCATTCTCATCTTCAAGCATTTCAATAGAATCTGGTCTAATAGCAATAACACCCATTGCATCTTTTAATTGCAACGCAAACATTACTTGTTTAAAGAATGATTCTAATGAACCATAATCTTTAATACCATTATCTAAATATTTTTGGAATGTTAAATCAGCTTGTTCATATTGTGGTGCATCTAAACCAAAATGAATACTCCAATTTTGGTCGTGTGTAGCACGAAGTACAGTATTTAAGAAATCAACGAATACTGGCTGCGTAACATTTTTATAGTTGTCTTGCATCCAACGAGCTGCTTGTTCAGTTTGATTAGGAGCTCTTTTTGCAAACAATCTTGCTGGGAAACAGTTTTTCTCACTATGAACTCTAATAGCTTCATAATCTTCAACTGATTCATCATAGCCTTCAAAATAGTCTGGTAGTACATCAATGTATTCGCTACCGAATAACATAGCTACATCACTATTGTAAGCTCTTTGTTTGCGTTCTCTCTCTGCTTCAATAGCAAGAGCAGAAACACGCTTAATCTTAGCTGCAATTTCCTCTATACTGTACATCGCTTATGCTGCTATTTTACTTCCTTTGTAAACCATTTCTTCGTGAGATGTACTCATACATCCTTTACCCTTACGACAATTCTTAATGCTGGGTCTAACTAAATAAGTTTTAGTTTTAGGTTTTTTGATTTTCTTAGCCATTGTAACTTGATTTAAAACATAAAATATCATACTGTTCTCCTTCCATTGGGAGATTTGTATATAAGTTCCTACAAAAATAACCTAATTTATTAAGAAAATCTAATATATCTTGTGGTTTTTTCCCAAATTTATCTAAAGTTCCTCGGTTTATTTCAATTAACATTAAAGGTTGGAATTTCTTAATGGTTTCAACAGCCCCTTGCAGAACATCTAATTCCCAGCCTTCGCAGTCTAATATCATAAAGTCCATAGAATCTAACTTGAGTGAATCAAGTGTTATAACATCTATTTGTGAGCCTTCTACGCACACACTTGCACCCACATTCTCATTTCTATTAATATCTATTTTACCCTTTTTAGAGCCAATAGCACAATTAGCCAAAGTAACATTATCCCAATATTGAGAGTTATGTTCAAGGCATTCAAATGCTTCTGGATTAGGCTCAAAAGAAATAACCCATTTACCTAAGTCTTTTAGGAAGGCTGTATTATCTCCTATAAAAGCACCTATCTCTACTATGCTCATATCTTTACGAAGATAGTATTTAAGCTCTGCTTGTAATGATTTGTTGTGGATTAATGAATTGTGTTGCTCAACCCACTTACTAATGTGAGTATCGTTTTCTAAAACTGCTAAATCGTTTCTTAGGATTTTCATAAATGTTTGTTTAGTTCTTCTATATCTTGTTCGTTTAATCCACTCCAACTCCAGAATTGTTTTACTGGATGATGTGGAATAGAATCTCTTGTATTGATAAAATTATACTTTTGTTGCTCAAATTCAAAAGCAAAAGCACCAATAACATTAAATTCGCTGAATTGCCTATTTTTAGCTCTTTTAAGCTGATTATAGAACTTTTGTGAATACTTACCCCATAAGTTAATTAAAGTGCTTCTATGGTACACTAATCCATTCCTACGCATAAACTCATATTTAACATCTAAGCCAGTTGCTTTATCAGTAGCTTCTTTCCAAAAGATAACTTCTGGAATATCCTCGTAAGGTGTCATTAGCATATTTGGCTTACCATCAGTAAAGAAATCTTCTGGCTTTGTAGGTTCTGTAAAAATACAATCAGAATCCATAAATAATATAAACTCTGAATCGGTATAATCAAAAGCCCTAAGCTTTATGTATTGTTGGTATAAGTACCCATCAAGATTAGGACTACAATAATGTATAGTTTCTTTAGTTAATGCCCAAGATTCAATCTCGGATTTGCAATCCCAGTCTGCAACAATTAACACTTCAAACCCACTACCATACTTTTCTATTGATTTAAGACAGTATTTAAGCCATTTTAGGTCGTTCTTCCAAGTCTTTATAAATATTACCATTTAACATTATTTAAAATTATCATTTAACATTATCCATTATGTGAGCGTAAATTATATTGTTTAATTGCATTATACTTCTTGCTCTTACAGAGTGTAAATTCTTAAACTCGTGGCCTAAAGCTTCCCACTCTTTCATAGGGTATTGGGTATTGTGTAATCTATGGAAAGCAAATGGCTCTCTAAGGAACTTAACTGGTATATTAGCCTTCATAAGTGAATAAGGAACATGGTAATCCCACCAACAAGCTCCTATTGCAAATTCCGACCTTGGTATCAAATCTATGTAATTTTTATGAATAAAGAATACATCAATACCACTTTCAAATACTTTGTTATCGTTTATGTCATTTATGAAATCTCTCCTTTTAACAATAGTTGCTCTTTCGGGCAACTTCTCAATAACATCTGGGAGTAATGTCCAGCTATCGTTTAGGATAATATCAGAGTTGATTAGGCATATATCAGTATCTTCTTGGCTTCTTGCAAAGTCCAATAAAGTATCTAAATAAACTAAAGGCCTACCAAATTTAGCTTCTCCACTTATGCTTTCTATAAAAGTTACATTCTTGTATTTGTCTTTTAAGATAGAAATCTCATTAGCGTTATTAAAAGAATAAACCCTTAAACCTAAATTAGTCCAAGAGTTTATAGCAAGTGCTTGTACATCTCCATTAATGTGTTTTGGAGAAATTGATGTTAATGCAATCATTTGAAATTCAAGTGTTTATCTGTCATTATATAAGGAACTTTATAATCGTGAGCTATGCCTTGGTTAGAGCAATATACTCTCATAATCCTAT